CAAGCTAGCTATTGGAGAAGAAGAACAGTGTATTGGTATAGTTAAATATACCGATGGAGTTTACAAAAAAGAAGAGCTAGTTGGTTTTACACCATTTTCAACCTATGAGTTTATTATTGATGATACAAGGCTTTATAGGGTTATGAATAAATTTATTACAATTAAATATGAGTATCAAGGAAACGAAGAAGCGTATAATCCTAGCTGGGCGCAAAGCAGTTGATGAGTTAATTAAAGTAGCTCAAGAGCAAATCATTACTAACACAGATGATGATGTATCTGCCGATAGACTGAAGAACGCTGCAGCTACTAAAAAGTTAGCTATATTTGATGCATTCGAAATACTCAACCGCATACAAGAAGAAGAAAATATTTTGGAAGGAAAGACACTTGAAGAGAAAAAAGACAGAGTATTTAAAGGCTTCGCGGAAGGCAGATCGAAATGAGTTACGAGCAAAGCTTATATAAAATAGTAGAACCAGTTAAGAAGACTACGATAAGTCGACTTAACAAAAAACGTAAATGGGAATATGGATACAATAAAGAACATGATATTGTGGTTATCAGCAAAACTGGAAAAATTGGACAAATATATGAAATCCAAGGCTTGCAGATTGGCTTGCCGCTGGAACCATTGCGAATGCGCTTGCCTGACGCAAAGAAATGGCAAAAGCTAGAATATCCTAAAGAGCTAAGTAAGCTTAAAAATATATTTGACTGGAGAAATTATCCTGAAGAACAAAAGGATAAGTGGTATGATTTTATTGATGAAGAGTTTAAGTATAGAGATGAAGGCTATTGGTTTAATAATAATGGCAAGCCTACATATATAACAGGTAGTCATTACATGTATTTACAATGGAGTAAAATAGATGTTGGCGCTCCAGATTTTAGAGAAGCTAACAGACTGTTCTTTATATTTTGGGAAGCATGTAAAGCAGACAAAAGATGCTACGGTATGTGTTATTTAAAAAACAGGCGTAGTGGTTTTTCTTTTATGTCTAGCGCAGAAACAGTTAACTTAGCTACAATATCGAGTGACTCTAGATATGGAATACTATCGAAAAGTGGTGCAGATGCTAAGAAAATGTTTACCGACAAAGTTGTTCCAATATCTATCAACTATCCGTTTTTCTTTAAACCGATACAAGATGGTATGGACAGACCTAAAAGTGAACTTGCTTATAGGGTTCCTGCAAGTAAGTTTACGCGTAGGAAAATTACTGCAAACGAAAAGCAGGAAGAGCTGGTTGGACTTGACACTACTATTGATTGGAAAAACACAGGTGATAACAGTTATGACGGTGAAAAGCTTAACTTGTTAGTGCACGATGAAAGTGGTAAGTGGGAAAGACCTGATAATATTTTAAACAACTGGCGAGTTACTAAAACCTGTTTAAGGTTAGGTAGCAGGATTATAGGTAAGTGTATGATGGGATCAACGAGTAATGCTCTTGATAAAGGTGGAGATAATTTTAAAAAGCTGTATAACGACAGTGATGTCACAAAAAGAAATAGAAATGGTCAAACACGCTCTGGTTTATATTCTTTGTTTATCCCAATGGAATGGAACTATGAGGGATTTATTGATGAGTTTGGACGACCAGTTTTCGATACCCCGACACGAGAGTGTTATGGACCCGACGGTGAATTAATAGACGTTGGTGTAATAGAGAGCTGGGAAAACGAAGCTGATGGATTAAGAGACGATCAAGATGCGCTAAACGAGTTTTATCGACAGTTTCCAAGAACCGAAGAGCACGCGTTTAGAGATGAAACAAAAAACAGCTTGTTTAATCTTGTTAAGATATACGAGCAAATAGATTATAACGAAGGGAATAGAAACTCTTCAGTGTTAAACGTAGGAAACTTTCAATGGGCTAATGGAGTAAAAGATACACAAGTTATATTTACACCAGATCCAAATGGAAGATTTAAAATAAGTTGGGCACCGCCTGCTAACCTACAAAATAGAGTTATATTAAAAAATGGAATTAAGTATCCAGGTAACGAGCACATGGGTGCTTTTGGTTGTGATAGTTATGATATTAGTGGTACCGTGGATGGTAAAGGATCTAAAGGATCACTACATGGATTAACGAAGTTTAGCATGGAAGACTCTCCTGCTAATACATTTTTTTTAGAATATATAGCTAGACCACAAACCGCTGAAATATTTTTTGAAGATGTATTAATGGCATTAGTATTTTATAGTATGCCATTGCTAGCAGAAAATAATAAACCAAGACTGCTTTACTATTTAAGACGTAGAGGTTATAGAGGTTTTAGCATGAATAGACCAGATAAAGTTTGGAATAAACTATCTACAGCAGAAAAAGAAGTTGGAGGTATACCAAACTCAAGTGAAGACATTAAGCAAGCACACGCTGCTGCTATTGAGATGTATATTAACGACCATGTTGGATTATTACAAGATGGTACTTATGGAACGCTTTACTTCAATGAGCTATTAAATGATTGGAGTAAGTTTGACATAAATAAAAGAACTAAGTTTGATGCCTCTATAAGTTCTGGTTTAGCTATAATGGCTTGCAACAGACACTTATACGTACCAACACATAAAGTTAAAAAACCTAAATTAAATTTAAGTATTGCTAAATACACAAATAAAGGTAGTACTTCACAAATAATTAAACATTAAGTATGGCTGAGTCAGTTATAAGTAATTATTTTCCTAGTCAAGTTGTTAGCGACTTAGAGAAAATTAGCTACGAATATGGTTTGAAAGTAGCAAAAGGTATAGAGCAAGAGTGGTTTAAAGATAGTAGAAACTACTCTAATAGTAGGTTTTTAAATCTTAAAAATAATTTTCATAGATTAAGGCTTTACGCTAGAGGAGAGCAATCAATACAAAAATATAAAGATGAGCTATCTATAAATGGTGACTTGAGCTACTTAAATTTAGACTGGACGCCTGTCCCTATTATTCCAAAGTTTGTTGATATTGTAGTAAACGGTATAGCTGAAAGAGGTTATGATTTAAAAGCATATTCTCAAGATCCATACGGTGTTGCTAAAAGAACAGAGTATATAGAGTCTATAATGGCAGATATACAAGCTCAAGAAATAAATGATTTTTCTAAAGAAGCTTTTGGAGTAAATCTTTACGAAAACGATCCTTCTACTTTACCAGAAACTAAAGAAGAGCTAGAGCTACACATGCAGCTAAGCTACAAGCAAGCTGTTGAGTTAGCTCAAGAACAAGCTATTAATGTTTTAATGGAAGGTAGTAAGTACGAACTTATTAAGAAAAGGTTTTACTACGACTTAACCGTGTTAGGTATTGGTGCAGTTAAAACTTCGTTTAACACTTCTGAGGGAGCTATAGTAGAATATGTAGATCCTGCTGATATAGTTTATTCTTACACAGATTCACCTTATTTTGATGATATATACTATATAGGTGAAGTAAAGGAAATACCTGTAAACGAGTTGGTAAAACAATTTCCACATTTAGATCAAGAAGAAATTAAAGAAATAAAAAAGAAAAGTTCTTATTATTATAGAGATAATTCTTCAAAAAGGTATAACGAAACAGATTATAATAAAGTTCAAGTTTTATATTTTAATTATAAAACTTATATGAACGAAGTTTACAAAGTAAAAGAAACTGGTACAGGCGCTGATAAAGCTATTGAAAAAGATGATACTTTTAATCCACCAGAAAACTTAGAAGGAAACTTTGCTAAGCTACAAAGACAAGTAGAGGTTTTATACGAAGGAGCTTTAATACTTGGTACTGACAAGCTATTAAAATGGGAGATGGCTAAAAACATGATGAGGCCAAAAAGTGACTACACTAAAGTTAAAATGAATTATAGTGTAGTAGCTCCAAGGATGTATAACGGTAAAATTGAAAGTTTAGTTAGTCGTATCACTGGCTTTGCAGATATGATACAGTTAACGCATTTAAAGCTTCAACAAGTTATGTCTCGCATGGTGCCAGATGGTGTTTATCTTGACGCTGACGGTTTAGCAGAAGTTGATCTTGGTAATGGAACAAATTATAATCCACAAGAAGCTTTAAACATGTTCTTTCAAACGGGTTCTGTTATTGGTAGATCAATGAACGAGCTTGGCGAAGGTAATCCTGGTAGAGTACCTATACAAGAGATACAATCAGGATCTGGTGGTAATAAAATGCAAAGTTTAATAGGAACTTACAATTATTACTTACAGATGATTCGTGACGTCACCGGACTTAACGAAGCAAGAGATGGTAGTACTCCAGATAAAAACGCATTAGTAGGAATACAAAAACTAGCTGCTGCAAATTCAAATACAGCTACTAGGCATATACTGCAGTCTGGATTGTTTTTAACAGCAGAAGTAGCAGAGTGTTTATCACTTAGAATATCTGATATATTAGAATATTCACCAACAAAAGACGCGTTTATTCACTCTATCGGCGCGCATAATTTAGCTACGCTAGAAGAAATTAGTAGTTTATATTTATATGACTTTGGTATATTTATTGATTTAGCTCCAGATGAAGAAGAAAAACAATTACTAGAAAACAATATACAAGTTGCTTTAGCTCAAAAGACAGTAGACTTAGAAGACGCTATAGATATTAGAGAGATTAAAAATATAAAGCTTGCTAACCAATTGCTAAAAATTAGAAGAAGCAAAAAACTTCAAAGAGATCAATTAATGCAACAGCAGAATATTCAAGCTCAAGCTCAAGCTAACGCGCAAGCTCAACAAGTTGCTGCTCAAGCTGAAGTTCAAAAAAATCAAGCAAACGCTAGTGTTCAAGCTCAACTAGAACAAGTTAAAGCTAACTTAGATATTGAGAAGATGAAAATAGAAGCTGAAGCTAAAAAGGCTTTAATGGATCACGAGTTTCAAATAAACATGCAATTGAAGAGGTTAGAAGTTGATGCGCTAAAAGGTAGAGAAAAACAAAAAGAAGATCGTAAAGACGAAAGAACTAGAATACAAGCTTCACAACAAAGTGAGCTTATAGATCAAAGAAAAGCAGGTAAACCTCCTAAAAAGTTTGAGTCTGCCGGTAATGATATACTCGGAGGTGGATTTAACTTAGGATCGTTTGAACCTAGTTAAACACTTAATTTTTTATATTTTATATTATGGAACAAGAATTAGAAAACGTTGAAGAAACTCAACAAGTAGAAGAAACTAAATTTATGTCTGAAGGAGATGACTCGGTTGTCAAAGTAGACTTAAGTAAACCACCAACAGAAAAAACAGAAGAAGAAGATGCCACTAGAGAGCAAAGCACAGATGAGGTACTTGTTCGCGACGAATCCGAAACTAGCGAAGAAGTTCGTGAAGAAAACGTCGAAGCAACAGATGAAGAACCTTCCGGAGAAGAAGACGTTCAAGATGATCAACCCACTCTTGAAGAAGTAACAGAAGAAGAAGTTGAAGAAACTGTAGAAGCTGTAGAAGAAGCTATAGCTGAAGCCGAAGCTACCGGTGAGCCTTTACCTGAAAACATTCAAAAGTTAGTAGACTTTATGAATGATACTGGTGGAGACATCAATGATTATGTGAGATTAAATCAAGATTATTCTGAAATGGATAACTTTACGGTTTTGCAAGAGTATTACAAGCAAACAAAACCTCACCTAGATGCAGAAGAAAGAGCTTTCTTGATGGAAGAAACTTTTTCTTTTGATGAAGAAGTTGATGATGAAAAAGATATTAGAAAAAAGAAAATAGCCTTAAAAGAGCAAGTTGCTGAGGCTAAAGCCTACTTAGACGGGCAAAAGTCTAAATATTACGAAGAGATTAAAGCTGGTTCAAAACTAACTGCTGAACAGCAGAAAGCTATGGACTTCTTTAATCGATATAACAAAGAGTCAGAAGAGA